AAAATTAGGCAGAACTGTAGCCCTAGCTGTCGCAGCGTTCGCAAGCTAGCGCCCTTCGGGGCTTGCGTTCCGCGCAGACAGCGTACCCGATAGGTCAAGTGTAAAGCGATATTGTGGATAACTTGAGCAGGGCTTGGGCGTGTTGTCCACAGGTTTTTAGCCCCTGTGGATAACTTAATTACGTACCTGCCTAGCATTATCCACATCTACTAACGTTATATCTAGTAGCCCACAGCGTGTGCATTGTAGGCATTTAACGTTAGGTGGCAGGTGGTCAGACACTACCCGCTCTATCTGCAAGGTAGCCGTCTTGCATTGTCTGCATTTAGCCTCAATATAAAGCATAGTTTTTAACCCCATTATCTAATAACTATTGGTGTAAAGAATTGCATATAGTTAGCAAGCTCTAGGCGTACTACTAGCTTTGTTACATCTTCACGTACAAAGTGATTATGTACAATAGGCCTAAACGGTTGCAGGGCCTCTACTGGCACTATAAATAGGCCGTCTGTAAACCTAAAGACTAGCCGGTGATAGGCGCTTTTTAAGTCTTTAAACAGCGGCAGTATGCTCATTTGTTGCAGCTTTGTATAGGCTACAAAGGTAGGCTGTGTGTAAGAATAGTTACACCATAAAACCTCTAAATCACCTATGTAGCTTTCAAAGCCGTTACCCTGTTTTTCGTTTATGTGGAAATCAGTAAAATAGTATTTAGGCGTAGCCGTCAATACCCACGGGTATATTGTAGTTAGATAATTAGCTACCTTAGCCTCACGCTCTAAACCTAACTCTGTCTGTCTAATTGGTTGCACGGTTAGCCCTCTCTGTATCGCTTAATAGCTCATCTGGAACAGGCTCACGCTCTGCTATCGGGTCTAGGTTACGCCCGGCCTCTAATAAGACCTCTGCGTGGTCATTGGGATTTAGCCATTTATCGCCATACTGCCTTAGCCATACTGGCTCGCATTGGTTAGCTTTGACTTTATCGGGGCACAGATAGCCTTTATATGGCTTGCCTGTTTTATTAGACAAACCTTCAATTAGCACTCTATGACCGTGTTTACATATTGGCGGCTCTGGCATTAGCTCTGCCCCTAGTTTGGCCTTTAACGCGCTTATTGACTCAGCGGCGCTAGGTACTGCACCGCCTGCCCCGCGTGTCTGTAATGGGGCTTGGATAGCCTCTACCTTCTCCATATCTTGCCGTGTAGGCCTACCAACACCGCCCGGACTTAGCAAGCCAATAACACGCCCATAGGCAGAGGTAACGCAATTTTCTACCCAAAAATTAGCATTTACGCCACGTTCTGACCTAACCTCTAACGCGTAATCTACCGCGCTTGGCTTATCATCTTCGTAGTTTTTATACGCCTCAGCTCTAATTAAGATATAACCGTTTTTTAAATCTATGTCCTCTATGTACGCTACTAATCGCAAGCCCGGGTACTCTGTACGCGCTCTTTTTATGCGCGCGTTTACATCTTCATAACCGTCTAAAAAGCTCATTTAGTCACCTCTTTAAGCGCCTTAGCTATATTGCGCCCTCTTAGGTAGCCGTCACCGTGGCCTTCTCTGTACCCTGTGTGATAGGCGGCCCACATAAATAAACCGACTATTAGCACCGTTAATGTAATTACTGCTAAATCAGCTAACATAAATCACCCTTTGTTAAGGCTGATAAAACTACTACACTAAGTAGCCCTCTCAGCGTGTAGTAAAAGTATGAGCCCTAACACCGACATAAGGCAACGCGACACGCTAGCGCTTTAATCTGTCCTGTAGCAACATTTCATAAATCCGGTCTACTTGGCCCTCTATACGCTCAACGCGGCCTCTAAGGTTATGCCCGCCGTTACCGTCTGGTAGCAACTCACTTAAATAATGCTTAACTAAATGGCGTACTAGCCCAAGCCCTACCGCTGCAAGGCTACAAAGTCCTAGCGCTATAGCTAATAGGGTTTGGGCTTGGCTCATTACTTAGCGCCTATACCAAACTGTTTTTCGTTAGGCTGTAATGCTTTAACTAACGGGCCTATCAAACCTGCAATAAAAGCGTTAGCCAATACTTTAGGGTCTGTAATGCCGGATAGGTATAGAGCTGCAACGCTTGCTAGCGCAGCGCGCCCATAGCTCCACGCAGCCGCCTCTAGTTTTTTCTTGTTCATTTTTGCTCCTAAATGCCCCTTAGTTATTTTTGTGCAAGTACCGCTAACGTATGAGTACCGCTAGCAGCAACGCCATATAATGCCTCTGTATCCCCAATAATAAGACTTAGTTTATCGCCGTTATCTAACTTATAGCCGTTGCTAGTAGTTACGTTTGACCCGCCTAAATAAATAGCTCCACCGCCTAAATTATGTAAATAAATATTTTTGTAAGAATTGGCAGATACAATAATGCTAGCGGTTGTAGTTATAGTTACCTGCGTGCTAATTGGCATTTGTTACCCCTAACTTTAGGATTATCTTACCGGCTTTTTTAGCATTTACGCTTATTTCAAAGTGCATTTCATCTTTACGGTTACGGTAATCCCCGCCCCACGTTAGGCCATACTTTTTAGCTAGCGCTCTAAGCATTGGCACTTTATCAGCTGGAAACGTGCCTACAGCTGCTAGCGGGTGTTTAGTCGCGTTTAGGTCTATTGCTGTGCCGCTGCTATGGCAGCTAAGGCGGTCTGTGCTACCGCGTACCATACGAAACGCATAGCCCCAGTCATCTAGGCCGCCTTCATCTATTGGCTCTATCAGCGCGTGAAACTCAGCGGCAAAACCTACTAATAACGGTGCTACAGCCTCAGCGCATCTTAATTTAATTTTAGTGCCCGGCACGGGGTAACTTTTTATACCTATCTCTGCCGGGTCTTTGCTGGCAGGCCAACCGTTATAGCTCGTTAGCATCTATCCAAGCCTGCTCTATCTCGTTCCAGTCCCAACCTATTCCCTCGGGTCTAGGTGTTGGCGGTTGCCAATTAAAATCATTATCTAAAGTCCAAGACGGATATGGCTGTGGCGCAATAAATACATCTGCCACAGGGTCATATCTAAAACCTACACCAGCAAATCTTTTACGGATATTGCCATTGTAAGAAGTGCGTTTACAAGTTTGACTTCTGAAATTGCCATACCAAGTTTCGGTGTCTAAACCTTCTATTAGTTTGAATTCATCTATGCCAGTAATAACCTCAGTTACTATATTGTTTTCATCTAAAAATGCGTAATGTGCCATTATGCCCAACTCACATTTCCTGTGCCAGCGGTTATGGTGGCTCGCTTGTATCCACCGCTTGCTGCACTTTCTGTTCCTGTTAGACCAGCACCGATAGTAATTGTTCGGCTGTCTGGATAACGCAAAATTACTACACCGCTACCACCATTTACGCCGTCTTTGTTATCATATCCAGAAGCTCCCGCGCCCCCGCCTGTATTTACAGTTCCAGCTGTTCCAGTTCCGCTAGCGGAATTAGTTGCAGCATTTCCACCACCAGCAGTTGCAGTTCCACCAGCAGTTGAATCATTGTCAGTTCCACCACCGCCGCCTGCTCTTGCTACTGATGAACCTGTAATTGAAGAACTTAAACCAGCTCCACCATTACCGCCTTCAACACTGCCACCATTTTGACCTAAACCGCCAGCACCGCCGCCACCCGAGCCGCCGTAATTTCCTGAGCCTGTGCTTCCACCAGCGTAGCCTTGCGTTGGAGATGATGCCGCTCCACCTGCTCCAGTTCCACCAGAGCCACCACCAGAGCCACCATTTAATCCATTAATCAATCCGCTATTACCTACTCCAGCTCCACCGCCACCTGTTCCTGTAATTGTGCTAAATACTGAATCTGCCCCATTACTTCCGCGCCCTGTTGAACCTGTTTGACCAGCACCGCCAGCGCCTACTGTTACTGTGTAATTTGTATTTAATGAAATACTAATTGAACTCTCAGCCGAACCCCCACCGCCAGTAGTTTCACCAGTTACCGAATTACGATAACCACCTGCACCACCGCCGCCTGTGCCACCTAAACTGCCAGAACCCCTGCCAGAACCACCGCCACCAGCAATTACTAAATAATCTATTGTTACAGTTCTTGGATAATTCTGACTAGCAATAATCCCGAGTAAACTCATTACGCTATATCTCCTACTACCAAAAATGTATTAGAAGCGGTGCAGATAATAGAGGCGGCAGAATATCTAGCGCGTAGTTTAGGCGCTGTTGCTGTGGCACCTGTTGAATTAATAGTTACGCCTGCGCCTTGCGATACAGTTACTTGGCCTGCGCCTATCTGAGCTATATTTATTACATCACCTGCGCTAAAGACAGACGGTGGCACAGTTAGAGTTATTGCGCTGGCATTGTTTAGAGTTACTAGCTGATTAAGGTTAGCTGCTAAAAGCGTATATGTAGTGCCTGTTTCTGCATCAAACTCTAGTTTTAATCTAAGTACAGCTGTACCGCTAGTAACGCCGCCTGATAGCCCTGAGTCTGTGCCTGTAGTTATGCCCTCTATATCACCTGTTGCTCCGCTGACTACCCACGCGCTGCCTGTGTAATACCAAGTAGTGTTAGTATCTTTTGTAAATGCAAATTGCCCTTCCTGTGGGCTAGTTATTGCAGAGTTTCTAGCAGCCTCGCTAGCAAAAACTAATATGCCTTGCATTAAATAGCCGTTTACGTCCGCGGCTGTTAATACCTCACCTGTAGTGAAGGTCTTAAATCCTAAGCCCGCTGCCATTGTTACCCCCTTAGTAGGCTAAAACGCCTGTATCTAGCAGGCCGTATATAGCAGAGTCTAGTATAAAGCCGTCTATTATCGGCTCTAGTGTTGTTAGTGTCGTTTTCCAGCTGCCGGGCGTAATTGCCATAGATACGCCAAACACCTGCAAAGTTTTAGTTAAGGTAGATGAGCCTGGCTGGTTTGTAGTAATAGTTATAGGGTCAAAAAAATCAAGGTCTAGGGCCGCGATTATGCCGGCATTATAGTTATCTGTGTATAAATCTAGGGTAATGGCATCACATCTTATAGAGGTTTCTTTACGGCTAGCTACATAGGCTTGAGCGTAATCTAGGGCTACCGCGTCTGTCTGCATTAGTAGATTTTGTTGGTTATAGCTATGTGTAAAGTACTTGGCAATAGAGGCTGCATCTGTAGCTACCTGCGTAGTACCGCCTGTACGGGTAATGCTAGCCGCGTTAAATACCAACGTATCAT